GTTCCACACATGCAAAACTTTGGATTCCATAGCAGTGCGCCGACCGGGGCGAAAGGTTTGCTATTGTCACGCGGTGGAGAGAAAAGCGCCGGCATCCTGGTAGTTCTGGAAGACGACGACAGTGCGCCGTCACTTGCCGAGGGCGAAGTTGCCATTTACAACAATCACGGAACCGTTATTAAGTTGCAGGCATCCGGTGACGTACTCGTTGACGGCGGAAGCGTTAATATACAATCCGGCGACCTGGAAATAGCCGGGACGAAAGTGGTAACAAATCAACAACCCCCGATCGTTCCACCGTCCGGCGGGGTTATTATTGATGCGGAGGCCCGTGCAGCCGTGGCGTCGGTAATTGTCACACTACAAACTCACGGTCTCACCCTATGAGCGACTTTTCATTTCAATTTAGTACCGTCACCGGCTACGCCGACATGCCAATCGTCAACGGCGATTTCGCAATCGGTGACGACCTGTCAACCGCTGTCCTAGTTTCCATATTCTCCGACCGTCGGGCAACCGATGCAGAGCTTGACGCCCTTGCCGACGGTGCGACGAAACCGACCACCAATAAGGGAATCTGGATTGACACCTACCGAGAAGGCATCCAATACGGAAGCGGCATTTGGTTGATACTTCGGGGCAAGAAACTACCGGAAACCCTGAGCCGTGCAGAAGAGTACGTCAATGAATCCCTTGCCTGGATGACTGCCGACGGCGTAGCCCAAACGGTAGAAGCGGAAGCGTCTTTTAATGAGGATCGTATGCTATTGTCGATCACGATCACCCGACAGAGTGCCGAAGACCTGGTGGCAACCTTTGCTTTTGCTTGGGATGACCTTACGTTAAACGCAACCATTACGTGAGTTTCTGAATGCCCATTGATGTAAAAGATGAAGTCCCCGGAGCAGTAGCGGACATCAGCAGTGTGCGCGCACAAGGAGCCCCGTCTAAATCTTTTCGTCTGCCTTCTGTTGCTGACTGGCACCAAGACGGCGGCGGGCATGTTGCATATATTAGCCCAAATCAACAACCCCTAGGGGCCGCCGCCTGGCTATGCATTGGCGGTGTGTTGGTTCGAGCTGAACGGGTTGGTATGGCAAGCAGTGTAGCGGACAATCCGCCATTCCTCGACCAGTGCGGAGCCCCCGCAGCTAACCTGTCTGAGTTGCTTGGATGGGATGCCTCGGATGACTTCACCGGCTTGATTTGTAATAGCGGGGCGGTGGGTGATGATAATTGGACCATACGGGGTTGGCTGAGTGCTGCCTTTGGGGTAGGGGTGGCCCCCATAATATCAAGCTCTAATCTAAGGCTGGATATCGGTGGGGGTGGCCACGGGGAGTCTGTACTACAGAACGATTCGGTGGATGACTCGGGGGATTTTACGGTAGAAGTAACGGGGCTCTCTATGAGTCATCCAGTGTCCGGGTATTACTGGTTCAACATTAGGGTGCAGATAAACGGAGATCGTTATTATTTGGGCTTCCGTGACAATGGAACGGGCACCGTTGGCCACTATTTTGAATATCCCGGTGGCAACATCACTGTAGCAAGTGCCTCTGAAGCATCCACATACAAGTTTATCCGAACCGGCAACACGCTACGGGCATACTACGGCAACACCCAAATCGGTACAGATAAAACAGTATCGGGCAACCTGACTAATCTTTTTTCCTTTTCGGTTAGTAACACAAACGCTATGACCTGCGCATTTGCCGCAATCAGTGCGGTGGACGGGGCAGGTGATCCGGTCTATATTGACCCGGAAGGGGATTCATGCTAACCACTAACCGCACCAAACCTCCGAAGATTCCACGGAGCCTCAGAAACCCCGTACAATCCCACACCGCGAAGGTGTACGAATTGCGAAAGATCGCGCCCCACTGTATCGGGTGTGCACACATGACCGGGTGCGGTGCCGGGTGTAATCATGCCCCATTGACCCGCCTTGAAAACCTCAGAAAATGCCCCAAGGGTAAATGGTAAATTATGGCTTATACGCGACCAACACAACAGCAAATTTTTGACGTAATCAAAGCAGATTTATTCTCCCGCTTCCCGCAACTCGACCCCACCCTATCGAATTCTATGTCCATCGCTATCGTGTCTGTAATGTCTGCGGCGAATAGCGGGAACTACGACTATCTTGATTGGATCATAAAGCAGGTTTTCCCCGACACTGCCACGGTTGAACGTCTCGACAAATGGGGCGCAATCTTCGGACTGTCCCGAGATGCAGCCGCCAAGTCTACCGGGAGCGTTACCGCAACCGCAACCGTGGGCTCGTCTGTTCCGATTGGTTCGGAGCTTCAGACGATAGGCGGAACTCGGTTTGTTCTTACTCAGGTTTTAGATTTCACGGTATCCAGCCCGCAAACGGCAACCGTTGAGGCGGTCGAGTTTGGGCCAGACGGAAATGTCGCCACAAGTACACAACTGGATTTTGTACAGGCGTGGCCCGGTGTGGCGTCCTTCGCAACTGTGGACGCCCCCGGATTGGCCGGCGGGCGCGACAGGCAGACAGACGACAGTTTCCGCGCTGAGCTTTTGGCAAGACTGGCAGAGCCTCCCAAGGGCGGGGCAATCCACGACTACGACCGTTGGATCAAGGAAGCCGTTGCAGCAACCCGCACATTTGTGCGCAACCACGACAACGCCGCACTATATGGTGACCCCCTTGCATTGGGTGTGATCACCGTGTGGTTTGCGATGGATGACACCTATGCTGATGGAATCCCGACAGGTGGTGAGGAAGTCACCGTTCAGGCGTATCTTGACGTTGTGAAGCCTGCCGGCGCACAAGTCACCGCAAACGCCCCTGTCGCCTTTCCGGTCGCGTTCAACGTGTCGATCACCCCGGACAATGCCACGACACGGGCAGCCACCAGTGAAGAACTAAAAAATGGCATCATCGAAGGCGGGCAGGTTGGCGGCACGATCCCACTGAATAAATTCCAAGAATCCATGGCCGCAGTTCCCGGCCTCACTTCGTGGACGATCAATAGCCCCATTGCCGGCGTAGCTGCTGGCGTCGGACAACTTCACACCCTAGGTACGGTCACTTTCTCCTGATGCCAACACAAAACGAATTCTATAGCGTACTGCATGGCGAACTGCCAACGGGGTTGGTGTGGCCTGGATCTGCCGACGAGGCGAACGTAAATACGCTCATTGAAAACTTCGCCTTTGCCACAAAGGAAGTTGACGACGACGCGACAACAGAATTCGATGATGTGTTCCCAGACGTCACGACAAACTACCTCGACGACTGGGAACGGGTATTAGGCTTACCAAAAGTATACGCGACGATTGCACTATTTGTTTGCAACGTCAATGTCGCGGACGACCCCCTCGGGGTGATCACTACGTTTACGCCCACGCCGACGACCGACGACGAGCGGCGCAACTTGATTTTGTCCATGCTCAACAATGATCCATTGAACAATGCAGCTTTTTACGAAACGTTGGCGGCGGTGTTTGGGCTGACTGTTACCGTCACAACCGGCGTGACTCCGCTGGTGTGGTCTATCCTGGTAACGGCTGGACCCCCCGCAAAGGTTGACATTTACACGGCAATGGTTAAGTTTTACCAACCCGCACACACACAAGTTACGGTGACATAATGTACAAAATCGACAATGCAACCGCTACCGGCGCACTTCCCGCCCCCGGTCCCGTTGGCCCCACGGTGGACGGCTTTTTTGCCCCCGGCGTAACTGCGGTGGACGGGGACTGGTTGAACGCCTTACAGGAAGAACTTGCATATGCAATCTTGCAGTCCCCCGGTTCTCCTGTTCTCTCGAAGACCAACAGGACGCAGCTCAAGACCGCAATTGATGCATACATAGCGGCGGCCATAGCGCCACAAGTTCGCTTGGCTGAATGCACCTTAGCCACGGGAGATATTGGATCGGGAGCCGGTGCGCTGACTCCCACCAATGCGTTTAATGTTAGTAGCGCCAGCATGACTAATCCGAATGTCAATTCCGACCTGGTGACTATCAATTTTACCACACCAGTCCCCACCCCGTATCAGGTGGTTATTGAATGGTCGGACGCCTCCGGCCTCACTACAAACATTCATGCCCCGAAAATAATATCCAAAGCCGCCGGCGCTGTGGTGTTCGAGATATACGAAGCCTCCGCCGGAGTCCAAAACGGGACTGTGAAAGTTTTGATTCTTAACACAAGCAACATGCTGTAGGCTCAACAATGCAAAAAATTCTAATACATCCTGATTTCGGGCGATTCTTTTACGACAGCGGAAAATGTGAAAAAGGGGAGCTCGGGCGTCTTCGCGAGCGCGGCTATGTCGACCAGCCGCCGGAACTTGACGACACACCCGACGGGGCAATTGTCTGGGAGGGCGGGGTTCCAGCCTCTAAAGATGTGGATGCACACCGAAGTATTGAAAAAGGACAACAAGCCAGGCGCGCCAACGAGCGTTACATGTTCGAATTCCTGGACAAGGTCGCCAACTGGCTGGCCACTGAAAATGAATTCACCATACCCCCCGATCTGAAATCATTCGTCTCCGCTTGGCAGGGTCGTAAGCCTAAAAAGGGTTAATCATGGCAGTCGTAAAACTCCTCACCGATCAAACAGTCGATACAGATGGCAGCCAAGCCATGCACGTTTCGACGGGCGGCCATGCCCTGCTAATCATTTGGGGTGAGTTCGACGGCGCGGAGGTGCGGCCCGAGGTCACCCACAACCCCGATGAGGAAGGGTGGCGAGCTGTCCGCGATACGGTCGGCAAGGACATTACCTTGACCCGGCCCGTCAACGACGAGCATATTATCTACTTGCCGTCACAGTTAATCATCCGCTTAGCTGTCACGAAGGCGGGACCGCTCACAAACTTAAACGCAAAATTCTTAGGTTAGCAAATGGGCGGAATCGGCACACCAGCAAACGGCGCAGACGTCAATGTTCAGGACCAACACACACGTACCTTTGATGTTTTCTTTTCGCAAGTTGTCGGCGACCTGATGACCTTAGAAGTAGACGCGGTGATAAGCGAATGGACGGTTACACTGGCAACCGGACACGGGGCGGCTATTGGTGAACAACTAGTGATTTATGACTTTGCCGCTGACAGGCTCTATGTTGGCGGTATTTTGGACGTAGTCGTGGACGTGATAACATTGGACACACCTATCAACTTTTCGTATCCGGCCAGCACATCGGCTGTCGCATGCTCTACGCGAGAACTAAACGTAAACGGTGCGATTGAGCGCCAAACGTTTGCAGTAGCGCCCCCGTTACAATCGCCGATTGATATTACACGCATCATGTTTCAGATGACCACTGTAGAGTTTCCAGAACTAGACATGTTCGGGGATATTGAAGACGGGCTTATCCGTGGAATCGTACTGCGTGTGGTTAATGGAATTAATGTAAACTACTTTAATGTAAAGACTAATGGTGAGCTGATCAACCTCATGTTTGACGTGAACTTCTACGAAGCCGCTAAGCACGGAGTCAATGGGTTAGGTGGTCGCCTCACCTATGGTGGTCCCTCAAAACATGGGGTCACAATCCGACTGGAAACCGATGATTCTTTAGAGCTTATCATTCAAGACGACCTAAGCAGCCTAACTCAGTTCCG